TGGCATCGTATTGGGCTTTTAAAATTGTACCAGATAGTTTTTCTGGTATATTGGAATATATATCAAAAATACCAGAGGACGTATTTAAGAAAAAAGCTAATCCATATTCGCTGTATTTGAACATAATCATTATAATAGGAAATTTTATAGGGGAAACAAAGGCTATTTATGAAAATAGCGGTGTTGATGAATGGTCTAGGAGATGTCAAAATATTAAAGATAATCAATTTTTACATATTTTACAATTAGCAAAAGATGCTATAGAAAGCATGGAACAGCCGGAAGAATATTTACAAAAAGGAAGGAATGTGACGATTGAATTGTTGAAATATGTTGGAGCAGACTTTGAATTTTTGAAAGGGGTAGATGAAATAGAAAAACAACGTTCAAAGATTTAGTTTAGGAGCCACCCCGCGTGGCTCCTTTTCTATACCCAAAAACAAACACGAATGAGAGGTGGTGGTGCATGGCCAGAGCGCCGGATGCCAGAATGGAACAGGCCAGAGATCTGTTCCTGGAAGGTAAGAAACTGATTGAAATTTCAGATCTTCTGAAAATCCCGGAGGGGACAATCCGAAGCTGGAAGAATAGATATGACTGGGATAATGCAACGTTGCAAAAGAAGAAACGCAACGTTGCGAAAAAGAAAGGCGGCCAGCCAGGAAATAAGAACGCTGCCGGAAACAGGGGCGGCTCTGCTCCGGGAAAAAATAAGAATGCAGTTACTACGGGAGAGTTTGAGACTCTCCTTTTTGATTGCCTGAATCTGGAGGAGCAGCGCCTGGTGCAGGCAGTACCAGAGGACAAGCAGGCGCTTCTTATGCAGGAGATACAGCTTTTAACTGTCAGAGAGCGCCGGATGCTTAAGCGGATCGAGTTGCTGCGCAACGCAGCAAATGAAGAGAATAAGCTTGCTGCCGGTGAGACTGGCATGACTGCAGTAGGCCACAAGAAAGGTCTTGAAAATGATAAGGAAACGGATCTTTTGGAATATCGTGGAAAGCTGGGGCAGATCCAGAACATTGAGGATGCGCTGACCCGTGTACAGGCCAGAAAGCAGGCTGCTATTGATGCGCTGCATCGGTATAGTGTGGATGATGCCAGATTAGAAATTGAAACCATGAAGGTTGATCTGGCTGCATTGAAACTTGGCGGACAGGAGCAGGAAGTTGAAGATGACGGTTTTCTGGAAGCTTTGAATACCGAAGCACAGGAACTGTGGGAGGATGCGGATGAAGATTAAGGAACGCATCGCTGGGATGAAGGCAAAGCTACAGGCTATGAAGCAACAGCGTGGAGTTTTAACGAAGGTCCAGGTATTTAAGTTTCAGCCGTTTTCCCGCAGGCAGAAACAGATACTTACATGGTGGCTGCCAAACAGCCCTGTAAAGGATTATGACGGTATCATTGCTGACGGAGCAATCAGATCAGGTAAGACAGTCTGTATGTCGCTTTCTTTTGTATTCTGGGCAATGGAAAATTTCAGCGGTCAGAACTTCGCTATGTGCGGAAAGACGATAGGATCCTTCCGTAGGAACGTTCTTTTCTGGCTTAAGCTGATGCTAAAAAGCCGTGGTTATAAGGTTACGGATCACAGGGCAGATAACCTGGTGGAGATCACACGTAATGGCATCACGAATTACTTTTATATCTTTGGTGGCAAGGATGAGCGTAGCCAGGACCTGATCCAGGGTATTACGCTGGCTGGTCTGTTTTGTGATGAAGTTGCGCTGATGCCAGAGAGCTTTGTGAACCAGGCAACGGGCCGCTGTTCTGTAGAAGGTTCCAAGTACTGGTTTAACTGCAACCCGGACGGACCATATCACTGGTTCAAGGTCAACTGGGTCGATAAGGCCATTGGATACCTGGGCAAGAAAAAGGTTACCAAGTTGCAGGAAGAGTCCAAAGCAAAAGGCGTAGAGCTGAATTTAAAAAAGCTCCTGTATCTGCATTTTACCATGGATGATAATCTGAGTCTGTCAGAAGCAATCAAGGCTAGATACCGGAGCATGTACCATGGTGTGTTTTTCAAGCGATACATTGAAGGGCTCTGGGCAATGGCAGAAGGTATCATCTACGATATGTTCAACCAGGACAAAAACGTAGTAGATGCAGAGGCGATTGCGACAGAGTATCGTCAAAGAACAGGTCATGAATTCTGGATTGGTGATAAGTATGTCAGCTGTGACTATGGTACTCAGAACCCTACGGCTTTTCTGCTTTGGAGCAAAGGTGCTGACGGTAAGTGGTACTGCCGCCGGGAGTATTATTACTCTGGCAGGGATAAGGGCCGACAGAAAACCGATAAAGAATTTTCCGAAGATCTGACGGTATGGCTTGCCGGAGAGGAAATCCGGGCAGTAATCCTGGATCCGGCGGCAGCATCCTTTAAGGCCCAGCTTGAGAAGGATGGATACAAAGTAAAGAAAGCAAAAAATGATGTTTTAGATGGAATCCGATTTGTGGCAACTCTGCTGCTTTCGGGTTCTATTTTTATAGACCAGTCTTGTGAGAATCTGATCAAGGAGTTTGCGTCCTATATCTGGGATGCGAAGGCGGGAGAGCGTGGAGAAGACAAGCCAGTGAAAGAGCATGATCACGCGCTGGACGCCCTACGCTATTTTTGCTATACGATCATTCGCAGAATAAATGGAATTAAGATTTTGAAGTGAGGGGATGAAAATGGACATTGAAGTGATAAAGAAACTGATCCGGAAGTATCAGCAGGGGCATACCGATTTTATAGCGAAGGCAGCCAAAGCCAGAGCGTATTACAGAAATGAAACAGATATCATGTTTCCGCCGTTAGAAGAGGAACGTGAGAAGAAAGAAAAGCCTTTGCGGAATGCGGATAACCGGATCCCGTTTAACTTCCATGGCCTGTTGGTCAATCAGAAGGCTTCCTACATGTTCACAGCGCCTCCGCTTTTTAATCTGGGGAATAAGAATGCCAACAAGGCATTAGTAAAGTTTCTTGGGGATAAATACCCTAAGATATGTAAGGACCTGTGTATTGAGGCATCAAACTGTACAGTTGGCTGGCTACATGTCTGGCACGATGAGAAAGGAACATGGAAGTATGCAGTAGTTCCTGCGGAGCAGGTGATCCCAGTGTGGTCCGATAACTTAGAGAAAGAACTCCTGGGAGTGTTTCGGAGCTATCCGAATATTGATGAAGAAACTGGCGATACCTATATCATTTATGAATACTGGAATGAGACGGAGTGTGCAGCATACCGGTTAAGAGCCGGAGATGAGCTGGATCAGCTGCTGCCGTATCAGATGTTTTTGGTAGATCCGGCATTATGTGATTACTCGGAAAGTTATCTGCATGGAGCTGGTGAGGTGCCTTTTTTCCCGTTCTTCAATAATAACATTGATACAGATGATCTGAAGAACATCAAGCCGTTGATCGACACCTACTGTAAGGTGTTCAGTGGTTTCGTAAATGATCTGGAAGATATCCAGGAAGTGATCTTTGTACTGACGAATTATGGTGGCGCAGATCTGGGGCAGTTCCTCCGGGATCTGAAAGATTATAAGGCTATCCAGATTGAAAGTGACGGAGACGGTGATCATTCGGGTGTCTCTACACTGACAATCGAGCTGCCAGTGGATGCCAGGGAAAAGCTTTTAGAGATTACCAGGAAGTGCATCTTTGAACAGGGAATGGGTATTGATCCGGACCCTCAAAATTTTGGAAACAGTTCCGGAGTTGCGCTGCAGTTTTTGTATTCCCTCCTGGAACAGAAGGCTGGGCTGCAGGAGACGGAATTTAAACTGGGTTTTGGTCGGTTTATAAGGTGCATCTGCCGGTTAAATAATATTCAGATCAAGGATGATACCATAGTTCAGACCTGGACCAGGACCAGTGTTAAAAATGACCAGGAATTATCTCAGATTGCAACCCAGAGCAAAGGTGTTATTTCTGATGAAACGATCGTGGCACATCATCCATGGGTGGAAGATCCGGAAAAGGAAATGGAACTGTTAAAGGCGCAGGAAGAAAGCAGCATTGGCGAATTATCAGATATGTTTCCAAAAGCAGGAGACGGTCAGAACCCTGATCAGGGCGGTGATGAGTAATGTCTTATTGGAAAAGGCGTCAGGAAGAAACGTATAAGGCTGGCGAAATGACGGTAAACCAGTATTTTACCAAGCTGGAAAAAGCGTTTAATCAGGCTAAAAGAGATCTCCAAAAGACTGTTGAAAGTTTTTATTGGCGCTATGCAGAGGAAAATAGCCTGACTTATACAGAAGTCCAGAAAAGGCTTGATAAAGCAGAAATAGGGGAGCTTCGGGAGTTTATTGATCTGGCAATGGCTAATATTGGCAAATACAACCAGAAAGTCAATAATATGTCCATTAAGGCCAGGATGACACGATACCAGGCTCTGGAAGCCCAGGTAGATGCGATCCTGAGGCAGCTGTATGCAGTTGATTATCAGTCTGAATCCGAAAAGATGATGAGTGATGTGTATAAGGATACATATTATCGCACCTGGTATGATATTGACCGGTACCGTGGTTTTCATTCCCAGTTTGCCCAGATTGAGCCCCAAACTATAGAAAATGTGCTGAAATATCCATTTAATGGTGCCAACTTTTCAGACCGACTTTGGAAGCAGAAGGATCATCTGCAGGGCCAGATCATGGAAGCGCTGACTACCATGTTAATCCAGGGCACACCGCCTCAGAACCTGGTAAAAGACTTTGCAAAGAAGATGCAGGCCAAGAAGTTTGATGCTTATCGTCTGTTGCATACGGAGAGTTCTTATGTGATGAGTGAGGCAACGCATGCCGGGTATAAAGAAGACGGTGTGGAGAAATACAAGATCCTGGCTACATTGGACAGTAAGACCTGTGGAATATGCGGGGAACTGGACGGAAAGATCTATCCGGTGGCAGAGGCGGTAACAGGAAAGAATATGCCGCCTTTTCATCCATTTTGCAGGTGTACGGATGTTCCCTATTATCCGGATACACCAACAGACGGTAAACGGGCCGCAAGGGATGTAGAGGGCAATAGTATCGAAGTGCCAGAAAGCATGACTTATGCGGAGTGGAAGAAGCAGTTTCTGAGTAAAGAAGAATGGAAATCATCCGCTACGGATGATAAAATCGTAGATATAAAGTTCAAATCACAGAAAGCTGGCATAGAGGTCCGTGAGGACAAGAATACGGTTATTGAAGCGTATGCTACATTACCACCGAAGGTACAAAGTGTTATGGCAGATGTAACAGTTGATTTGGGAAATCCCGGAAGTGCCTGTGATTACGAGAATGGTATTATTTATGCTGCATCGAATGCGGAAAAGGAAGATATCTATCATGAGTTTGGTCATTTGGTTGAATATCGCATGATGCATCCGGCAGATGTTGAGGCGTATAAACAGTATCTGGTAGAGGGACTTACAGATGCAGATATTACTCAGGAAACGTATTACAACACATCAGGACAACCGCAGACAGTTTTTATTGTTCATGGAGACCACTTTGTAAGTGAATACCAGGGGCGCGTATATGTAAATTCGCTTTCGGAAGCAATAAATGCAGATGGAAGCATAAAAACTGAACGGATGCTTGAAACTATCTCGGAGCCATTTAGATTGTATCAAAAGAAACAGTTAAATGGACATCAGGAAATTTATGATTTTATTGAGAGGGTAATAAGATGAGTTTGAAAGAAGAATTTCTGCAAATCAAAACATATGAAGAGTATGAACCTCAGAGAGAAAAATTCCGAAGTCTTGTCAGGGACAAAGAAGTATTGGCGCATTTAGATAAGCTGTATGGAAAAGGATATGTTGGTGGAGATATTGAACATGGTCTTATAGAAGAGGTTTACAAAACTCCACCGGGCCAAGGAAAGCAGCGTATTGGAAGATGAGGAGATTATTGCAACCAGGGAACAGGCAATCAAGGCACTGGAAGCCAAAGGCTACGAAATTGTGAATACGTTATTTACTGATGAATGGTACAGCAATGAAAAGATGAAAGAACGTGGAGTGGTACAGATTCCCCTTTGCTTTCTTGCTAAAAGTCTGGAAAATATGTCTCTTTGTCATGCAGCTTATTTCTGTAAGGGTTGGGAAAATGCCAGAGGGTGCAGGATTGAGCATGATGCAGCGGTAGCCTATGGGTTAGATGTGATCTATGAAGCATAATTGCGACGTCGCAAATGAAAGAAGGTGATCTTATGGGGCTTATATCGTGGATCAGGCAGAGATTCTTCAGAAAAAAGAACTGCTGCCACCACTACCGCAAGCATTGGAGCCGGGCTTACGGTTCTTATGGCGGTTATGTAAGACGGTGTACCAAATGCAATAAGATCGAGCAGTAAGGCACGCAGGCAAGCCCTGGGTGTTATTTTTATGCCCTGCCATAAGGCATAAAACTGGGCGCTACTCTGCCGGGAGTATAACCGGACGATCCCAATACCCGGAGAGCGGGAATAAAAATCTATGGAGGTAAACGTAATGGAATGGTTAAAAACAATTTTAGAGAAGGCAGTAATCACAGACGGTAAATTGGATGTTGAAGCAACCATGAAGACAATCAATGCTGAATTCCCGAAGCATGCAGTACCAAAGCAGGACTACAATGACAAGGTGAAAGAGCTGAGTACGGCCAATGATACGATCAAGGACCTGAAGAAAAACAATGCAGATAACGCAGATCTGCAGCAGAAGGTCAAAGCTTATGAAACTGAGGTGGCAGGTCTTAAAACTGCTGCAGAGAATACCAGGAAGGAATATGCCTTAAAAGACAAGCTGAAAGAGGCTGGTGCTACAGATGCAGATTACATCATCTACAAGCATGGCGGTCTGGATAAGTTTGTCTTTGACAAAGACGGGGCTCCCGTTGGTCTGGACGATGTATTAAAGCCTATGAGAGAAGCTTCCCCGCATCTTTTTAAGAGTGCTGGAGGAGCAGGCGGATATAATCCGGCCGGTGGTGGTAATCCTCCTGGAAACAATCCATTCGCAAAAGAAACTTATAACCTGACGGAGCAGGGACGCCTGTTCAAGCAGAACCCGGAGCAGGCCAGACAGCTGGCAGCTGCAGCCGGAGTAAAGATCTAAGAAAGAGGGGAATTTTAAATGGCAGGAACAACTTTACAGGACGTAATCGTCCCGGAACTTTTTAACCCATATGTGATCAATCGCACAATGGAGTTATCCGCACTTGTACAGAGCGGAATTATCGTAAACAATACTGAATTTGATGCCCTGGCTTCCCAGGCTTCTCCAATGGTCAATATGCCATTCTTTGAAGACCTGACCGGAGAGTCTGAGCAGGTCATTGAGGGAACAGATCTTAATGACAACAAGATCACATCCAATAAGGACGTAGCAGTGATCCTTCGTCGTGCTAAGATGTGGTCTGCAACCGATCTGTCTGCAGCACTGGCAGGAACCGATCCGATGATGGCAATCGCATCTCTGGTTGCCAGATTTTGGGAACGTGATATGCAGAAAGAACTGATTGCTATCCTTAAAGGTGTGTTTGGCACTGTGCCGGCAGGAAGCAGCGGTGATCCGGCAGCGGAGACAAGACTGGAGACCAATATTCTGGATATTTCTGGATTAAGTGGCACAAAAGCTAATTGGTCTGGTTCCGCATTCATTGATGCAGAGCAGAAATTGGGAGATGCGAAAGCACAGTTAACTGGTGTTTGTATGCACTCTGCAACAGAGGCATATCTGAAAAAACAGAACCTGATTGAAACGGTACAGCCGTCTAATGATGTTGCATTCGGTCTTTATCAGGGCAAGCGCGTTATCGTAGATGATGGCTGTCCGGTAGCAGATGGTGTTTACACTACCTACCTTTTTGGTAACGGTGCCGTGGCTCTCGGCAATGGTAATCCGGCTGGTTTCGTACCAACTGAGACGGATCGCGCAAAGCGTAAGGGTTCCGGTGTTGATTATCTGATCAACCGTAAGACCATGATCCTTCATCCAAGAGGCATTGCATGGCAGAATGCTGAGGTAGCAAAGACTGAGGGACCGTCCAGAACTGAAGTGGCAATCCCAAAGAACTGGAAGCCAGTTTATGAGCCAAAGCAGATCCGTATCGTGGCATTCAAACACAAGCTGGGATAGGAGAAGCCATGACAAAATCGGAGATGTTGATTGCGGTAAAAAACAATCTGAAGGATGACACGCGGGATCTTGACATCTCCGATGTCATCCTCAGTATCTGTGATTATTGTAACTTGGATCCAGATTGCCTTCCAGAATTACTGGAACCGGTTATCCGGAAAAAAGTCAAAGGGATCATTGATTATGAAGCGGTCAAAGGAACGGGATACCAGCAGGATATATCCGCTATCAAAGAAGGCGAAGGAAGTATCACCTATGCTACAGGTGGCAGCAATGCCCGGGACGGTATTTATGGCTTGTCTGATGCAGACAAAAGCAGTCTGCGCCAGTTTAATATCTAAGCTCGGATGTTGACCGTCGTTTTCGTGGTACATGACAGTACGAGTGTCCCGCCCGATGATGTCGGCCAGTTGCTCCTGTGTCATGCCTTTCTTCTCACGGGCTTTCTTAATCGCAAGCCCCATCGGACGAAAATCAAATTTGCGTTCGCTCTTTTCGTTCTTCATGTCATCACCACCTAATGTAATTTTACATTTCGGGTGATAGTATTTGAACGGTGCTACATTTAATTCGTACTCATTTTTCATTTCATGTACACGGTTGAACTTGTGATACTGTAATGATAAAATAAACAATAGTGTACCTTTCACGAAAGAAATATCTCAACTCTACTATCATTCAACATCCAAAATGATATACTCGCTTGCCATTCGGTTGCTAAATGGCAGCGTTAGAGCGACAATGCTCTTAGCAATCACAGGAGGTCAAAATCAATGTTCAATATTGACAAGAAGAAATTTGGCGCATTTGTCGCCGCACTTCGCAAAGAAAAAGGAATCACTCAAAAAGAGTTGTCAGAACAACTCTGTATATCTGATAAGGCTGTAAGCAAATGGGAAACGGGTGTTTCCCAAACAAAAAGATATTAAGAAACAGCCCATGTTTACCTGCTTGCAAACAAAAGAATATTGCTACTAGACTAAGAGATACTACAT